CCAAAGATAATATGATTATTGGCGAAAGCATCTTCAATCCTTGGCGCCAGTAAATTATCTGCAGCAGTTGGGTTTCTGATCACTTCAATTTCAAATCCTTCCTCCAAAAACAATGGTCGCAATAAATCCATCCGGAAATTATCGGCTACTATTTTCGTTATACCGTATTTTTCACGTTGCTCAACAAACCAGCCGACAACTGTTTTAGGATCGATTGTGGGCCCATCTATGACCGTCAGCAATCCTTTTTCTTCCCATTCCCTTATGGGTGCAAATTTTTCTTTTGTAGTTTCAGAAGCTTTACGGGAATACCCGTAGTAAATGTCCACAAATTGCTTTCTAACGAACGAATGGGTCTTGAATACATAATCATCCCCATCACGAAACAAAAGCCCACAAGCGGCGAAATCACGTAGACTGGCATAGTCTAAACCGCCAATGGCTTGTTTGCCGATTAGGTTTGTTGGGAATGGTCTGTTTGTTGCCAGAATCTCTTCACGACTAGCCACCGATCGTTCTAAGTCTGTGACAGGTAAATTCATACGTTTAGTCATGAACTCTTCTCGGTTGCTTGGATCGTCTTCCAAATCCTCGTATTCTTCCATGACAGTTTCGTAAAGATTGTCCGCATACTCAGATAGTGGCTGATGAAACATAGGATTGGCTAATTCCCAGTTGTCAGGATCATTGACCTGCTCTTCTGAGTCCAGTTTGCAAATGAAAGGAAAAAGAGCATTGAAACGGACTGAACCGTTCAACACTCTTTTCGCTTTTTCTTTCATGTTGTCCAAGAATCCCTCACGAACATAACCGTCAGTACCCACATAAAACTCCCTCGGATTCGGACGTTTACCAAGCCCACTAATATGGACTTTTACATCTTTGTTCGATTCGTATCGATGGATTTCATCAAAAGCTACTGCTCCATCACGCAATCCATCTTTTGTATCGCCATTACTAGTACGGAATTTTATTTTACTTCCGGTCTTTTTGCTGGTGATCACTGACTTCCCATATTCGAAAGCTTTTTGTAACGTCTTATTCCGTTTGATTGTATTGTATATTTCTTCGAATGAAGTTTTCGCTTGATCTTCACTATTAGCTACAATCGAAACGTTGTAGTCCATGATGCCGTGCATTTCAGTTTGAAGGAAGTTTAGAACAACTGATAGCAGCCCGTTTTTACCACCACCACGGCCAAACATCCAAAGAAACTTACGATAAACATTCCGGTCATTCTTTTTGAAATAAAAAAAGATAAATGTGATTAAGAACTTCTGGAATGGCTGCATTGGGAAATACCATTTCTCACCATAAGCAATGCACTTATCAATCATCACATCATCGAAGTAAACATCATCCCGACTAAGAACATCACGTTCTAAATACTCAATTAAGTCTGCTCGCTCTTTGTTAAACTTTATTTTCCCC